TGAATTTAAGAGCTGCAACGTATGCAACATCGCAAGTTGTTTCAAACATATTCAATGCAAATAATTATTACGGATTTGATTACACAGTACAAAACAACATTAATTATTTAGCACCAATTCCAACATCGGGTTCAACTACAGGTAGCAATTCAGATTTCTATTTAGGAGATGTTAGTCAAGATGCACAAGCTGCATTCCCAACATTGGCAACTGCTTATTCAGGATCAATTGAATCTGCATTAACAGGCGGCACCATTACAACAAACGTTGCATTAGCAACACGTAAATTTATGGTTCCATTCCAAGGTGGTTTTGATGGAGCTCGTCCAAACTTACCTAAATATGCAGGTTCAAATATTACTGCAGGAAATACATTTGGGTTTGATTGTTCAACTTCAACATCTACCGGTACCGTTGCATACAACAAAGCATTTACATTGTTAGGTAACACTGATTACTATGATATGAATTTGTTGATTACTCCGGGTATCATTCAATCATTGCACCCAGCAGTAACAACGTTGGCTCGCAATTTAGTTGAAAATCGTCAAGATACATTCTATGTAATGGATTCAAATAGATTGACTGATACAATTGCAACAGTAGCAAGTCAAGTAACAACAATTGATAGTAGCTATACTGCAACATATTGGCCTTGGGTAAGAATTACTAATCCAGCAAACAATGTTCCAACTTGGGTACCGCCTTCAGTTGTAGTTCCAGGAGTATTGGCATTTAATGATAAAATTTCAGCTCCATGGTATGCACCAGCTGGTTTAAATCGTGGTGGTTTAACAAGTGTTTCTGATACATATAAGCGCTTATCTCAATCAGATCGAGATTCATTGTATGAAGTGCGTATTAATCCTATTGCGAACTTCCCTAACGAAGGAGTAGTAATTTGGGGTCAAAAGACACTACAAGCCAAGCCAAGTGCATTAGACCGCGTAAATGTGCGTCGTTTGTTGATTGCGGTTAAGAAATTTATTGCATCATCAACTCGTTATTTGGTATTTGAACAAAATACAAATGCAACACGTACAAGATTCTTAAACATTGTTAATCCGTACATGGAACAAGTAAAAGCTCAACAAGGTTTGTATGCATTCCGCGTTGTAATGGATGCATCAAATAACACAACAGATTTAATTGATCAAAACATTTTATATGGTCAAATCTTTTTGCAACCAACAAGAACAGCAGAATTTATTATTCTTGATTTCAATATTCAACCAACAGGAGCAAGTTTCCCTGAATAGTAGAATATAAAGTTTTAAGAAAGGTAGGACTTCGGTTCTACCTTTTTTACTGTTGCCAATATTTATTTAAAAATAAGGTAATGAAATGGCATTAGAACAAAACGTAAATACGGTATATCCAGGTTCAAATTTTGAAGATTATGGTATTGAAGCAAACTTCAAAGATGCTGCATATTCTTGGGAACCGAAGAAACAGCATCAATTTATTATGGAAATCGGAGGCATTCCTGCTTTCTTAATTAAAGCATCTGCAAAACCTTCTTTATCAAATGGTGAAATTACATTAGATCATATCAATGTTCAACGTTACGTAAAAGGAAAATCTGTATGGAATTCTATTACAGTAACATTATATGATGCAATTGTTCCATCAGGCGCACAGTCTGTTATGGATTGGGTTCGTTTACATCATGAATCAGTAACAGGTAGAGATGGATATTCTACAATGTATAAAAAAGATATTCAATTGCGTCAACTTTCACCATTAGGCGAAATCATTGAAGAGTGGTCATTAAAAAATGCATTTATTACAGAAACAAATTTTGGTACATTGGATTGGAGTTCTGAAGATGTTGTTAACATTGAAATGACACTTCGTTATGATTGGGCATTATTTAGTTTCTAATAGAAACGCTATGTTAATGGGGGCTAAACACCCCCATTTTTTATGTTCGCACATATTTATATTAAAGTTATAAGGATATTATGAGTAACAACGTTTCAAGCAGATTGCAAAATCAAGATCTAGTTAGATTAGCACAACAAAATTATGAAAAACAACAACGAGTAAAAGTTCCGCCTGTTGTTATTACGTTGCCTAGTAAAGGATTAATTTATCCTGAATCTAGTCCGTTGCGTTCTGGTAAAGTTGAAATGCGACATATGACAGCATATGATGAAGATATTCTATCAAATTCAAATTATCTTAAGACCGGAGTTGTTTTTGATAAATTGCTAGAATCATTGATTGTTACACCCGGCGTTCATGTAGATGACATTTCTCCGGTAGACCGAGAAGGTTTATTGATATCTGCAAGAATTTATGGATATGGTAAAATGTATCCAGTACTATTAACTGATCCTAAGACTAACAATACAATTGAACGAGAGATTGATTTATCCAAATTAAATTTTAGACCATTTACATTGCAACCAGATGAAAATGGAGAATTTGAATATAGAACTTCAACAGATGATGTATTGAAATTTAGATTTTTAACTTTTGCATTAACAAAAAATATTGATCCGGAACGAGCAGTATCAGATTTAATGTTAGCATCAATTCAACAAGTTAATGAAAATCGAGATAAAAATTATATTTCAGAATACTTAAAATATGAAATGTTAGCTTTAGATGCAAGAAATTTTAGAAACTATTTATCAGAACATATACCAGGCATTGATTTTAGTGTCGAAGTAGAAGGTGAAGATGGAGGCACCTTCAAAGCAATGTTTCAAATTGGATCAGACCTTTTTTGGTTTTAAACCAGAACACCAAGTACAATTACACGATCAACTATTTGAATTATTATGGGCTGGCGAAGGGCGTTGGGATTGGGATACTATATACAATTTACCAATTCATATTCGTAGATTTTGGGTAACAAAACTAAATAAACGCACCAATGAAATGCAGGTTAATGAACAAGAAGCTGCAGAACGTTTAAAAAATAAATTTGAGGCACGATCAAAAATTACGAAATTACCTAATTAAATATTTATAATAAATTAACTAAGGTAATGTGAAAAATCAAAACAATATAACGAGCTTGTTAAAACAGCAACCGAAACAAGGTGCATCTCCTGGCGATAAACAGGCAGAGTTTGCAGCTATGTTAGAAAGTATAACAAGAAGCTTACCATCTGCTACAAAATTAATTGATCAGTATGCATCAGTACAGCAATCATTAATGACTTCTACCAATGAATTATCCATGGGATTGGGTAAAGTAATTGGGTTACAAGAAGATTACGCATCTGGTTTAACAGAGGTAGTTAAAAACATAACTTTTTTAGAAGAAAAGAATTCCAAATTAAATAAATCATTTGGATTAAATAGCGTTTCATCTCAAGCATTTGCAAAACGATTAAGAAATGTTGCTATTGAATTAGGCGTCGGATCTGATAAGGTATTTGAGTATGCAGAAAACTTAAAAGATTTGACAAGCGGATTCATACAATCTACCAAAGTCCAAGCTAACAGTTTTCAAAAAACATTGCTTAAAGGTCAAAAATACATGCTCGAAAATTTAAAAATTACAGAGCAAGCAGCAGAAGGTTATGAATATTATGCTACTAGTGTTGCAGATTCAGGTATAGAAGCATTGGCTATTCAAAATAAATTAGCTGAATCATTTTCTGCAGCAACGGGCATTGATCAATTATCAATACAAAAATCATTAACAGAAGATATTGGTAATTTAACAGCTGATATGCAAGTGCAATATAGTAGAATTCCGGGTTCGTTAGAATTAGCTGTTTTAAAGTCTAGAGCCTTAGGAATGAGTATTGAGAAACTAAATGCAGCAGGAACAAATTTATTAAATATTGAATCATCAATTGGATCAGAATTAGAATACCAACTTTTATCAGGAAAACGTTTATTAACACAAGATGGTAAAAGTTTAACTAATGCATATCGCATGGCAACTATTCAAGGAGATGCAAACAAACAAGCAGATTTAATGAATCAATTCATTAAAGAACAAGGACCAATGCTTGAAAAGAATTTGTATGCACGACGAAAGGCTGCAGAATTAATGGGTACTGACGAAGCAACATTAGCTCGTAGTATTCAAAAACAAAAATTAATGACCAAATTAGGTGCCGAAAATTTAATGAATTTATCAGCAGATCAAATGGCACCTGAAATTGAAAAATTGCGAAAGAAATTTGAAGGTCAAACAGATAAACAGGCAGAGATTGATAAATTAATAGCTACATCAGATACTCGTACAACAACTGAAATATTCCAACAGAGTATGTTGACTAAACAAGATCAAACAATTAAAGCAATTGAAGCTCAAGGAATAAAGGTAGGAACGGTTCGAACTGAAACATTGGCTGGTATGGGCAAGGCTGGACCATTGGTCGACCAATTTAATAATTTAGCGCCAGCATTTGGCAAAATAGCAATATTTGGCGAAACATTTAGTAAATTAAATAAACCAATATCAAATTTAGTAAGCGCAATACCAATATTTGGAGACAAAATTAGAGCAGCTACAGATGCATTAACTGAAATGGTTACTTTCAATTTGCGCACCGGCGGACAAACTGCAACAGCTGTTTCGCAACAAGACGCACTAGTAATGAATGATGGTCTTATTAAATTTCACCCATCAGATAAATTTATGCAAGTAAATGATTCAACAATGATTGCTGGTACAAATGTTGATGGTAATAAAAAATTAGCACGTGCAATATCAGGTGGCGGAGGCTCTAGCATCGATTATAATAAATTAGCTACAGCAATTGCCATGGCGATGCAACATGTAAAAGTAGAAGCAGTAGTTAAAACTGATACATTGTTTGCAGCAACTAAAATGAATGGTAGGAAGGGAATTTAATGGCAATTAATATCAACATATCAGGATTTGTGTCAAACATAGATACAAAACGAACTGAAACATTATATCCCGGTGCATCTACATGGAAATCTGCAATTGCTACAACTACAAACATACAATTAGGAAATGTTTCACAACAACTATCTGGTTTGGGTGTTAATATACTAGGATCATTATCAGGAATACCGCAAGTTACTCAAATTGGTAATAGTTTATTAGAATCAAGTAATAATTATTCAATTTATTCAAAATACGCCGTTGCCGATGTTAGCAATATGCGATCACTGCCAGGAGTAGAATATCCGGATTTTAGAGCTACAAAAGGGTTTAGATCTCCATTAGAAGTACGCGTAGATGGTGCAAGTGCAATATTACGTGGCAGTACGAAAGCTATAACATTAGCAACGCTTTCCGCATCGCCAATCGGAGCATACAGTGTATTTAATTTAGATGGCGTTGGAAAAACTGGCTATGGTTGGGGAGACCATGGTAATCCATATGCATTGCG